GATAGGCGACCTGCGACCTGCGATCCGGTGGTCTGGCGACCTGCGATCTGCGCCTACTGCGCTCCGCGATTTGTCGAAAGAACTTTGGTTCGGGACAGCCTGACCTGCGACCTGCGACCTGTGGTTCGCGGCTGCGCGGCACTGAAAAAAATAACCGGCGACTATGTCGCCGGTTATCTCAGGGAGAAACTTTAACATCTAATTATTTTCTTCCATGAATTCGTCTAGCTCGCTCGCGTATGCTTTCTCCGTCATATAAATGAACATTTGTTCTTGAGCATATGTAACCAATGTTTCTATGTCCCAATCGTCAACATATTTTGCACAAGCTTCGGCAATTTGTTCGTCTGTATATTTCTGCATTTTACTGTTCCCCTTAGTGTTGGTAATATGTGACATTGTCAACCTTGGGATCCCAACAAGCGCGGCACTCGCCGCATTTACCATCGTTCAACGGCGCGGGGCAAACGTGCCCTGTTGTTTTGCTGCCGTGACTTGATACGGTGCTTGTGTTCTTCCAGCCCTTGGACGGTGTGCCATCGATCATATGCGCTGACATACGCAACGTGACGTTGTCGGGAAGCTTGCGAAGCTTCAAAACATCGCCCCAAATTTTATATTCGCGGCTTGGTATCCAGTGTTTAAGGTGTGGCGTTGACTCGCATATGTCCAGAATATTTAGACCCATGCGAACGCTGTCAACGTCGCCGCTGTCGAACCAGCGGAATTCCGGCTTGCGTAGTGTATTGAGTACCGCAATCATGCGCGGCACAAAATCGATTGCGTTAAAGAAAATCTCGCGCCGCTCCATCGCTGCGACCACGTTCGGCATGTTGTACATGCCTTTACATGCATAGCACTTTTCACAAGTGCTGCCTTTTACCTTGCGTAGTTTTTGACCAACGTGGCAAAGATACGCTGACCGGGATATTGAAAAGCCCGGCATTTTAGAAACATTCGACAAGTTGCGCTTGTCCTGTTTCAGTTGGTCTTTGTAGTCTGGTAATGAATCGAACATTGTATAAACCTCCCTTTGGTTTATAGGATTATCCCACATAATCAAACATTAGTCAACCTGCGACCTGCGACCTGCGAACCTCGCGGCGGCGGCGCGGCGCAAAAAAGACCGGCGACATAGTCGCCGGTCTTATGTTTAGATCTCGCCCCAACCTGCTGACCGCAACCACGCATTGTCTGCGTCTGAATCTTCAAGCCGCGCTTCGTGTTCGGCTTGCACCTGTGCATCATTCTCGCAGTCGGCGCAAAACACGGTCACAACGTGACCATGCTGGTAGGTGGTAGATCCGCATCGGGTTTTGATTTCTTTGTAATCCCACCCACGAGGAACATAGTAAAACGCATCTTTATCACACATAATAAACTCCCTTAATAGTGTATATGGGATTATCCCACAGTATCAGATACAAGTCAACCTGCGACCTGCGCACCTCGCGGCGGCGCGGCCTTGACTGTAAAATGTAAATCATCGCCAAGTTCGTTGATGTAATCTAAAACATCCTGAACTGTGGGTTCTTCATCTGTGTGCAGTATTATTTCTATTTCATACATGATCTTCGTCCCTCTACTCAAAATAACCGTCGCCACCGCAGTGTGGGCAATCTGCGATTTGCTCACGCCACGGCGCGATTGCAATATCAACCAGCCCTGTGCCCTCGCACTCAATGCATGGCGTTGCGTGTACTGGAATGCGGAAACCAAGAGAGGCTTCCCAACTCTTGTTAAACTCTCTGTGCCATTTAATCGCTTCGTCCATTGTGCTGCCTCCAAAAAAGTGAGGGGGCGTGAGCCCCCTCTAGTTTACTCTCGACTCTAACCGTAATGATATTTTCCATTTTTGGTCACAATGCGCCGTCCAGATCTACGAAGTTCGTAGATGCAATTATAAGCAGCACCAACGCTAATGCCCAATCGTCTAGCTAACTGCTTGGGCGTAAGATTACGCTCTATCAAAAGAGCTTCACAATGCTCTTTCGACCCAATCAAATAGCTGGTATTGGGCGCACGTTTCTTCTTACTGGTTGATACAGTCTTCAACGTGCGGATTGCTGGCTCTTCCTGCCAGTTGGATTTCACCTTGCCTTGCGACACGGTGACGATTAATGACCCTACGGTCAGAGTAAAATCAGTCATGGTTGTTCCTTTCCTTGACTGGTTGGTTTGGTCTTAGCTCATCCAAGACCTTGTAAAACTTTATCAGATGACATGGGATAATGTCAACAACTAAATTAAACCTGCGATCTGCGACCTGCGCACCGGCCTCGCCGCCGCGCCTTAAACAAATAAGAGAAGGCAGCTTGCGCTGCCTTCTCTTATTTGTTTAATAGTTATTCATGCGGTGTTGTAACACCAGCTTGCCTTCGTTGATGGTGTATCTGCCGATACATCTATTGGACTTCGTGCCTTTGAAGACATAGATCTGATCGTGAAGCTTGCGCTTCTCGAAGCTAGGCATCTGATGACAAGCTGCGATCCTCTTGCCAAGCTGTGCCAAGCTGTCGCTGATTGGGTATCTGATAGTGCCTCTATCTCTGTAGTTGAACGCAGGGGTAATATACCCCTGCTCTGCGTAATACTTACTCATGTCATCCTCCTTTATAAATATGACCATAAGACAGTATCAGATGGTATGGGATAGGTCAAGGGGTTACTGGGTAGATTTCCAAAAAAAGTTTGGGCTCGAACCCCCACCCCCCTATATTGTGCCAGTTGCGACTGGTTCTCAGGTGCATTTTGCAGGGTTGATAAATTCATTGCGAGGTATTATCGTTCGGGCATGGATGACATGCAAAACCTAGAACTGCTGCCAGAGGAGGTCCTAAAGGAAATCCTGTTACTGGAGGAGCAGGAACAGCGGCTTAAAACTAGGACTGAAGCCCACGATAAATTCATGCCGTATGCGAAACATGTATATGACGGGTTTATAGAGGGGACCCATCACCGTGTAATTGCAGAGAAGTTGGAAAAGATTGCCCGGGGGGAGTTAAAACGGCTGATTGTCAATATGCCTCCCCGACATTCTAAATCAGAATTTGCATCCTATCTCATGCCTAGTTGGTTTTTGGGCCGGAATCCGAAGTTAAAAATCATTCAAGCTACCATGAACACCGAACTTGCTGTAAGATTTGGTCGTAAGGTTCGTGATCTCATAGCTGACCCATTATATCGTGAGATTTTCCCGAATACGGACCTTAAACCGGACAGCCAAGCGGCAGGTCGATGGGAGACTAGCGCTGGTGGGGAATATTTTGCAGCCGGGGTGGGTGCTGCAATGACTGGTCGTGGTGCTGATTTGCTAATTATTGACGATCCGCACTCGGAACAGGATGCGTTATCGTCTACTGCGTATGATAATGCATGGGAATGGTACACATCTGGGCCTCGACAGCGTCTACAACCGGGTGGAACCATCATAATTGTCCAGACTCGCTGGTCCAAAAAGGATATTACGGGCCGGTTACTGCAAGCACAGCAGAAAGATCTGATGGCTGACCAGTGGGATGTGGTTGAATTCCCTGCAATCATGCCTTCGGGGGAACCATTATGGCCTGAATTCTGGAAAAAAGACGAGCTTTTGAAGGTAAAGGCTTCACTTTCGGTAGGAAAGTGGAATGCTCAGTGGCAACAGAACCCTACATCAGAAGAAACCGCTATGGTCAAGCGGGAATGGTGGAAAGTCTGGGAAGAAGATGACATTCCTGACCTAGATTATGTAATTCAGTCCTACGATACGGCGTACAGTAAGAAAGAAACGGCTGATTATTCTGCTATTACAACGTGGGGCGTGTTCCAGCCGCACCAAAACGGGGATCAGCATCTGATATTGATGGATGCGAAGAAGGGGCGGTGGAATTTTCCTGAACTAAAGGCCATTGCACAGGAAGAATACGATTACTGGGAACCGGAGTTGATGTTAATAGAGGCGAAAGCTTCTGGTACACCTTTGGCGGACGAAATGAGGTTACTGAACCTCCCTGTAGCCACCTTTAGCCCGGGTCGAAAACGTGGTGGGGGAGGTATGGACAAAACAACTCGTATGCATATAGTCTCTCCTATATTCGAGTCGGGAAAAGTATGGTATCCTGAAGGCGAAAAGTTTGCAGAAGAAGTTATTGAAGAGATTGCTTCATTCCCTAATGGTGATCACGATGACTTTTGTGATAGTATGACGATGGCCTTGATGCGTTTCCGTCAAGGTGGCTTTATTAGTTTGAATGGTGAAGAGTTCGAGGACGATCCACCCCGTAAGGCAAGAGAGTATTATTAATGGTTGTTCCTCTACCCAAATCCAAACCAACATATCGTGGTCCCCTACCCACTTCAAAGCCAGCGCCCAATGCGAGAAATGCAACCGCTGCCAAAATTTTCAGTAGCCTGCAAGATCAGTTGTCGGGCCGTGGTCCACGGACCCCGGTCTTTACTCCGCCTAGAAAAGGTTCGCGACCTATTGCAAAGTTGTACAATGAGTTGACTCCTTTGGAGCAAGAAGCTCGTGACAGGCAGGGTATAGAAAGTTTAAAGGGTTTTGCTGTTGGTCTTCCTGCCGGGTTACTGGGTTTGCCTGCTGACTTGGCAGCGTTGATTTTTCGGGATGCGCCTCAGTTAGCTGCGAAGCTTGTAACGGGACAGGAATTAAAAGTTGAAGAGCGCACATTCATAGACAAGCTTGTGGGTGAATTTCAACGTAAGGCTGGCGCTGAAGCGATCATGGGATACATGGGTTTTGGTGAGGACCTATTGCCAGAAGAAGATGAAAAGGGTCAGCCTGTAAACCTAGCTACGGATGCCATGTCACAAGCGGGGGTAACTCCTTTTCGTGCTGGTTCGTTAGTCGGTGAAGTTACTGTTCCGATACCTACCGGGGCAGGTATTGCTCGGTTACTTGGTCGCCGGTCCAAGGACGCTGGTGAGGTGTTACCTCCCGAGCGTGTAGAGCCTACGATTAGTACAACTTCTGACGAGCCGGGTGAGATAATCGAAGGTAGTGTGGTTGAGAGGTTAACTGGTCCGGTTGACGAGGCTGCTGTAGAAAGGGCCACAGACTTTGAAACGGTTCTACCTGATGAAGGTCCTAGAACCAATGTTACTCAGATTATGGGAGACGCTTCTTTCCGGCAGCTTGGTGACTACGAGGAGGGCATGGCTCGTGTAGACACTGGCGCTTTAGATGAAGCTGGGCTAATTGCTAGGTTTGAGGAGCTAGAGTCTGATCTTAGACAAACACAGGTCTTAATCGACGACGCAGTGAGTATAGGAGAACCTATACCCAATAACTTAGCCACGTTAAGGCAGGCGCATGAAGATGATATTGCTAATGTTAGAAACGAACTAATAGGCAGGCGCGACGGGCATTATGTACAGCTTACAGATGAAGAGGCTACGGCTCCTTTGATGGCTGCATTTCCTGTTGAAGATGTAGAAATGCCAGAAGAGCTTTTAAACAGAATTGATAGTATTTTAGCAAAAGAGCCTGATGGCCCTGACCTACCCGTGCTAGATGTTACTGATACGAATGCCAATATCATCCCCGGCCCTGATGAGGGATTTCAAGGTTTGCCCGGTGGTATTGGTTCTCTGGATGAGTCCATGCCTATCTATGGTAACTACAACCTTACCATTGGCGGCATGCCTGATGAGTTTAAGGGTAGCGTCACACATTACTCACCTACGATGACCAACTTCCAAAACTTTGTGGGTAGCCCTGCTTTTGCTAGACAAGCTCCTGTTCGGCGTGGCGATAATCAGCCAACTTTAGGAGGTAAGCTAGAGGCTAGACAGTGGTTAGCGGCATTAAGTAAAAACCCTACAAGCTCTCAAAAAATTGGCCCCGTAGAAAAAGAAATAAAAGGTTCCGAGTTTGAAAACATTATGAAGGCTGACGAGAGCCAAAAGTATAGCCAAACAGAAATTAGGAGACTGCTCACCTCTCGCTTACCGCAGACTAGAGTGCGGACGTTTTTAGAGAGCAATCACTTAGACGAGATTAATGACGGTACAAGTCCTTTTAACGCTTATTCAAGAATGCATTTTGATGAGCAGTATAGGATAGAAGATTTAAATTCAGCGAGGGATAAGGGTGTAGTTGTCTTTAGCAACACGGCCCCTACGATTAATGTACCCGGTTTTGGTAGAATGAAGCCGAAAGCTTTGCATGATTATTATGGAAATTATCCCGGCTATTATGGTCATGGTCGTTTTATAATTGTGGAAAGAGAAGATGGTAAGAAGTTTCTTCAGATAAACGAAATACAATCCAATTCCATTAGCAACATATCCAGTGGTTCTGAAGCTGGCTATGAAACTAACATGTACGGTGAAGATGTAAGAAAGTATGTGAAAAAGTTAGAAGATCGATTAGAAGCTTGGCGCGAAGGAAGAGAAGATGTGCGTATCCCGTATAACGAGGAAGTTCACAAAATATTTAAAGAGGTTGAAGACTTAAAGCCAGAAGTAGTTAGAAGAGAAGATATTCTGTCTAAAAGTATCCAAGAGAATGAGCAGGCGCTTGAAACTTTAAAAAACGACAATGACTATAAGTTTAGTCCGAAAAGAATGCTAGACCCGGAAAACTCTTATGGAGTAGGGGCTGAGTATGTTTTTGGGCCTAAAGCATATAAAGGACTTTTAGAGAACGATGCTTTAATCGCGCAGGCTCTTCTTCCAGATGACCCAGCGGACTTTAACGTATATGTAAAAAATATGTCAGATATATTCGCGGACATATTAGATTCGCAAGGAGTTGCTTACCCTGCGAGAGTTTTGGATGCCTTAGTTCCGGTTGTTAAATCAGCAAGGGACAGGCTAGCAGATGGAAATTTGCCTTCCTTTGACAAGGAAATGATGAGAGAAATAGTAGGTACAGCAGACATAGACATTGACTCTGCTGATTATATTGGCGACTCCGCTCGGTTAAAAGCAGACCTTGAAAATACATTTGCCGCGTTACCAGAAATAGAAAAATTTAAACTTATATTAAGATATAAGTTAAGAGATAACGCAAAATATAATTATCAACGTGCTTTAATGAAGGATATGTTGGCGGAAGATAAAACTTTTTTAAAGATAGTTGATGATCTTCCTGAAGACAAAAAAACAAAGCTGTTTGCAAATAATACAAACGCTGAAAATCCCACCGAATTAGCTGACGAACAAAACAAGATTATAGATAAAATTTATAACGATTTTTCTACTGGTCCCACTAAAGATGATTTAGTGCGAAGGCTAGAAGAGGAAAATATTGCTTTTGAAGGAGAGGGTACTTTCGGTCTTTTTGACCCAGACGTGGTATACAGTAGGGCGGACGCGGAAGACATATACATTAGAGGCACTATAGACAGTTTACTTAGAAGCGAAAACGGAAGAAATTTTATAAATGGCTTGTCTATAACTGAAAGAGTAAACGACCTCAATAAGGCTACAGTAGAACTTGTCCGGCAAGCCGCAGAGATTGCTCCTGAAGCAGCGACTGCAAGACAGGGGTGGAGAGATGCTCTTAGCAACTTACCTAACAAGGAAGATGTAGCTACTTTGTTGGAAATAGCTAAAAAAACAGAAGAAAGTGGCGGGACGAAGGGTTTTCAGTCTGCGGAGCCGTACAACAACGACGCTGATTTTTACAAGTTCGCGACTAGAGCAATAATTAAAGAGGCTGAAAAGCTAGATCTTGATGGTGTTATTATACCTGATGCAGCGTATTTAGCCACACAGCCTCAAAGAAGACCTAATGATGCTTTTCTGCGGAACTATGGACGAGTGATCGACGAAGAGCTATCAGAATTAACTAAAGCTGACGAGAATGCTGGTGTAAGTATACAGCTTGGTGGAGGCATGGATATTAAAGACAGAGTTGAAGACCCTCTTATAGCGGGTAACTCAAAAGGTTTTGAAGTGGATGGTGTTGACCCGAATAACTTTGAACTTCAAGGTAGGCTACAGCCGTTTAAGGATGAGAAGAATAACGCAGAAAGAGAATTTAAAGCACTTAGAAAAAAAATAGATGACTTAGAAAAAAAATTAGCCGCTGCCGAAAAGAGGGCTTCTGATGCTCCAGATGATCAAGATATAGCCGATGAAGTAATTCGTTTGCAGGACGAGATGAGTGATGTTGACGTAGATCTTAGGGAAGCTCGTGACCGGCGTAATAATGTAAAAGACGCATTGAAGAGAGAGACTGATAGAAATTCTACAAGGTACAACTCTAACCTTCGTATCGTTGAGTTCGACAATGACGCTAACAAACAATTAGCTCGAAGACCTATTAGACGAGCGGCGGGTGGTATGGTAAGATCTGGCATTGGTGCTATGGCAAGAGAGGTTATGTAATGTCTGACAAAGACAAGACTCGCATTGACGGACGCACGATGAAAGAGATAAAGCTGGTAGCACAAGAAGACATAACCAGACTCACGGATAAACAGTGGGAAGCTTGGAGCAAGTCTTCTACTAAAAAAGCCAATGGCGGTATGGTCAAGGGTTTCAGTCCTATTGCCCGTCCACAGAGATTCAAAGGAGTGTTCTAATGAACGAAAAGAAAGCTGTACCATCTAAGTTTAAAGGTTTTTCAAAACTGCCAGAAGGTGTGCAGGAAAAAATAGATCCAAAGCTTGCAAAGAAGTACAAGACTGGTGGTATGAGTAAGGCTGTGATGAAAGCCCGTGGCGGAACATTTAAAGGAACATTCTAATGGCACCTAAAGCTCCTAAAAGACCGAAGAAGAAAAAAAACAAAAACATAAAAAAGACATCTGCTGCTGATGTTATAGCAACAGTAGCGCCGCATCTTCAGGATATAATAAATTATGGGGCACACGGGACTGCAATACTTGGAGCCGGAGCTTTAGGTTATGTTCCGTATAAGCTTAGAAAAATAGATAAAGAGTCCAAGAGTAAGGGCAAAAAACAAGGCGGCGCTGTACTAAAAGCCCGTGGCGGAACTTTTAAAGGAACATTTTAATATGGCATTACCTCCACAGATGGTTGCACCTGCAATGGGCCCCGGCGGACCGGGGATGAGCGCAGAAGAACAGATGACCGAGGTCGAAGTACCTGTAAATCAGAATGATATGCTGCCTCCGGGTGTTGAGCTTATTGGTTCGGAGGAGACGGTTGAGGTTCAGACTGAAGAGTACGATCACAATGCGAACTTGGCTGAAGTTCTTGACGACTCCGTCCTTGGTTCTTTGTCCTCGGACCTTAGTTCAAAGGTTGACGAAGACAAAGCTTCTCGTGAAGAGTGGGAAGAAAGTATATCAAAGGGGTTGACGCTGCTTGGTATTAATTACGAGGAGCGTTCAGAACCATTTCTTGGTTCATCTGGTGTAACGCATCCGTTATTGAGCGAGGCCGTTACGCAGTTTCAGGCGCAGGCTTACAAGGAGATGCTGCCTCCCGGTGGTCCTGTGAAGACGCAGATTTTGGGCATGCAGACCAAGGAAGTTGAAGATCAGGCCCAGCGTGTCAAGGACTTTATGAATTACCAGATTACGGAGGTAATGGAGGAGTTTGATCAGGATACGGATCAGATGCTGTTTTATCTGCCGATCACTGGTTCTACCTTTAAGAAGGTTTACTTTGATCCTGCTCGTCAGAGAGCGGTATCCAAGTTTGTACCAGCAGAGGATTTGATTGTTCCTTACTCTGCTTCTGATTTGCGTACAGCGGAGCGTTACACTCACGTTGTCCGTATGACCGAAAACGACATAAGAAAGATGCAAGTAGGAGGTGTTTATAGAGATGTTGACCTATCTCCATCAAGTGATGATGAATCTGATACAACAATTAAAAGCAAGGCTGACGACATTCAGGGACTTCGCCCGGGGTACAGTGACGAGCTTTATACTATCCATGAAATCCATGTTGACCTTGACCTTGAGGGATTTGAGGATATGGATGCGGAAGGTGAAGCTACAGGTATCAAGCTGCCGTATATCGTCACTATGGACGGCGATTCGGGAAAAGTTCTCTCGGTAGTAAGAAACTACCGCGAACAAGATCCGATGCGTCGGAAACGTGATTATTTTGTTCATTTTAAATTCCTACCCGGTTTTGGTTTCTACGGGTTTGGCTTACTGCATATGATTGGAGGATTGTCTCGTGCTGCAACATCTATTCTCCGTCAGCTTATTGATGCGGGTACGCTCTCGAATTTACCGGGTGGTTTCAAGGCTCGTGGAGTTCGTGTCAGAAACGACGATGAGCCTATCAATCCGGGTGAGTTCCGCGATATTGATGTTCCCGGCGGTGATGTTCGCAATGCTGTTGTCCCACTCCCGTACAAGGAGCCTTCTGGTACGCTGGCTCAATTACTCGGGGTGGTCGTTGATTCGGGTAGAAGATTTGCACAAGTTGCGGACACAAAAGTCGCAGATGTCAACTCCCAAGCTCCCGTGGGAACAACAGTGGCCCTGATTGAACAGGGTTCAAAAGTTATTTCAAGCATTCATAAGCGCCTACACTACGCACAAAAAGCAGAGTTTCGCATGTTAGCGGAGATCTTTGCTACGAATCCGGTGCCCTATCCATATATGGTTGGACCAAATGTTAATCCACAGATAATGGCACAAGACTTTGACGGGCGTGTAGATATCCTCCCTGTCTCTGACCCGTCAATTTTTTCTATGGCACAGCGTTTGTCTCTTGCACAAACACAGTTGCAGTTAGCGCAGGCCGCGCCGCAGATGCATAATCTGTATGAAGCCTATCGTCGTATGTATGATGCGTTGGATGTGAAGAACATCGACGCTATTCTACCTGCACCGCAGCCACCTGCACCAAAAGATCCAGCTACAGAGAACGCTGGATTTATGAAGGGCCTGCCGACACAAGCATTCAGAGAACAAGATCACCGTGCTCACATTCGAGTGCATGCTTCCTTCTTACAGTCTGCGGCGTTGAGAACTAATCCGCAGGCAGAAATGTTACTACAAGCTCATATACAAGAGCATGTATCATTGTTTGCTAGGGACATTGTTGGAGAAGTCTTCAAGCAGGCTATAGAGAAGTCTCAAATGGCTGGTGAACCTGTTCCGCAGATACCGCCAGAGATGCTAGAAGCTGCGGTAGCACAGCAGACCGCAGATACATTGGATCAACTTGCGCCGTTGTTGGAGTCAGGTGGAGCTAAAGATCCTTTGGTGGAGATACGTCAGAAAGAGCTAGAGAACGATCAGATTGAAATCCAGCGTAAGATGCAGAACGACATGATGGACTTCCAGATTGATCAGGCTAAATTACAACAGACAGCAGATCTAGCTATGGAGCGCATAAGAGCGCAGCAGGGTATCGCTGATGATCGTAACGATGTAAACATCTATCGTATTAACACACAAGCCGCGTTGAAGAGAGGTCAATAATGTTACAGGCTCTTATAGGCCCGATTTCATCCTTGGCAGGTACTTGGTTGAACGGGAAGGTAGAAGAGAAAAAAGCTCAAGCAGCTACGAAAGTAGCTATCGCTCAAGCTGAAGCTGTGGTGATGCAGAAGAAAGCTACTGGAGAGATCGACTGGGATCTTAAAATGGCTGATGCCTCTGCTCATTCATGGAAGGACGAGTGGTTAACTGTGCTTTTTTCGGTTCCGTTAATTCTAGCATTCTGTGGAGATTGGGGGAGACAAATTGTTTCTGATGGATTTACTGCTCTTGAAGCCATGCCGCAATACTATCAATATACTCTTGGCACTATCGTTGCTGCCAGTTTTGGTATGCGCGGTGCCGCTAAGTTTTTTGGTAAGAAGTGATGTCAAAGCGCCTTCAAAAAGACAGTCAATACGACCAGTACGACATGGATGGCGATGGTATAGTCACCGATGAAGAACTGGAGCATGCAAAAGAAATTAAAAAGACAGAGTACGAGTTACGCAAGCAGCTTGCTCAAAGACGAATGGCTACGGCTACTCTAATAGCTATGGGTGTATTTACTTTTATGATGTTTATGCCATTCATTAGTATTGAGCGGATTAATGCTCTAAGCGACATTAGTAACTTATTTTATATCAGTGGTGCTGGTATCGTTGGAGCATTCATGGGAGCTACGGCGTGGATGAATCGAAAGTAAAACCAATAGAAGCTAAAGTTGGTGACAATAGCTTCGAGTTGATCCTTCGGATTTTGGGTAATGAGTTTGTTGCGATTAAGATTGGATCGTCGAACTTTAGCGGTAAGCTAATCTTCGGTGGTGTGTTGTTGTTGTTCTTTACTCTTGTCCTTATGGAGATGTTTGGTATTAATGCTTTGATAGGTGTTCCTAGTTATGAATAAAAGTCCATGCGTAGGTATTTGTGTACTAGACAAAGAACGTGTAAGATGTATTGGTTGTGGACGTACAATCGACGAAATAATAAATTGGGGTAAGAAATGCCAAGACCAAGATTAAATCAGTTCGCAGAAGATCTTGGTATTAGCCGTGGTTCGGCAAAAAAGCTTATGGCTAAAGCTCGTGGTCGTAGCGACGGAGGGTCCAATATTATGGACAAGTACTCTCCAGAGTTAAAAAAGCGTATGCAGCGTTTTGAAGATGCAGAACGTATATTCCAAGAAGACACAGAGATTGGAACTAAGATGGACAAGTCAAAAACAAAGCCCAAGTCTAAACAAAAGATGTTTGACGATTATTATCAAAAGCATGGGAAGGTTCATCCGAAAGACCCACGCACTAAAAAAGATCATCCTATGAACCGTGAAGGCTCTCCTCTGGTAACAAAGAACGAAGATATTGTTGAAGCCAAGGATGGTAAATTTGTTCGTGGTATGG